CTGGCTGACGTGTCGCCAGTCCGCGATGCAGGCCAGCGCATCACGTCAGCTCGACTCGATCCGCTCGGCGCGCACCGGAGACCGGGCCGAGGCGACGGACAACACCGTGGCGGTGACCGACTACTCGATCGTGTGGGTGCATGAGAACATCATCGAGGAGGACGGGCAGGATTGGATCTACTACACCCTGGGCACCACGATCCTGCTCTCCGACCCGGTGCCCCTCGAGGTGAAGTACCCGCAAGGCCGCCCCTTCGTGGTCGGCTCCTCGATCGTGGAGGCGCACAAGGTCTATCCGTCGGGCCTGCCCAAGCTCACCCGCGACGCCCAGGCCGAGGCTAACGACCTTGCCAACCTGCGCCGCGACAACATCAACTTCGTGCTGAACAAGCGCTACTTCGTGAAGCGCGGCAAGCAGGTCGATCTGCGCAGCCTCACCCGCAACGTGCCGGGCTCGGCCACCCTGATGGACGACCCGGATGGCGACGTGAAGGTGGCCGAGACTGCGGATGTGACCAGCTCGAGCTACCAGGAGCAGGACCGCCTGAACCTGGACTTCGACGAGGTGGCCGGCGTCTTCTCGGGCTCGAGCGTGCAATCGAACCGGCGCCTGAACGAGACCGTCGGAGGCATGAACATCCTGACCGGCAACTCGGACAAGGTGACCAACTACCGGCTGCGCACCTTCGTCGAGAGCTGGGTCGAGCCGGTGATGCGCCAGATCCTCAAGCTCGAGCGTGCCTTCGAGACCGACAACGTGTTGATGAGGCGCGCCGCAGTGCAGGCGAACCTGCCCGCCGAGCTGGCCAACCCCGACGTGCTCTACATGCTGCTCGAGGGCGACGTGATGCTGAACGTGAACGTCGGCATGAGCGCGACCAACCCGACCGAGCGGATCAACATGCTGCTGACCGCGCTGCGGGCGATCAAGGAAGCGCTGGCCGACGGCACGCTGCTGAAGTTCGGACTGGACGCCGGCACGGTGATCAAGGAGGTTTTCGCGGGCATCGGCTACCGGGACGGCTCGCGCTTCTTCTCGCGCGCCGACGACCCGACGGTGCAGGCGCTGCAATCGCAGGTCGAGGAGCTGCAGCAGGCGCTCTCCGTCAAGCAGTCGCCCGAGCTCATCGCTGCCCAGGTGCAGAAGCTCGTCGCCGAGACCGAGAAGGTGCTGGCCGACAAGGTGCAGACCGGGGTCCAGGCAGCCTACTCCGCGATGCAGGCAGGGCAGGTCATCGCCGCGGCGCCTGCGGTGGCGCCGATCGCCGACGAGATCCTGGCCGGCGCGGGCTACCAGGACGCCGGCGGCGCCGACCCCAACTTCCCGCAGCCGGCCGGACCGGTTGCCGGGCTGGTGCAGGGTGACATCCGCAACCGGCGCACCGGCATCGAGTTCAACCCGTCGGGCCAACCCAACACCGACCCGATGACCGCGCCGTCGCCCAACACAGGGCAGGCGGCCGGCATCGAGACGCAACGCAATGACGGGGTGCTGTGATGCTCAACGAACGCGACGAGATGCAGCGCCTGATCGCACTGGGCTTCTCGGCCGAGGATTTTCTCAGCTCCGACCTGGGAAAATTCATCGCCGAAAAGGCCGAAGCGGAAAGAACTTCCGCAATTGAGGAACTTATTTCCTGTAGTCCGTTTGACGGTGAGACCATCTCACGTCTTCAATCGCGGGTAGCCGTCGCGGATGCCGCGATGCAGTGGCTGGCCGACGCGATCATCCTTGGGCAAGAGGCCCAGGAGCGGATGCGCCAGCTCGATCAAACGGACTGAAGGAGCCCACGATGGACGACGAACTGAACCAGGACCAGGTCACCAACGAGGCGCCGGCCGCCGAGACCAGCGAGCCGGTACGCTCGCCCCGCGAACTCGCGATGGAGCAGGTCATCGCCTCGCGCAAGGCGGCCGAGGCTGCCGAACTCGAGCAGCACCGCCAGGATCTGAAGTCGCAGGGCCTGCCCGTCCCGGAAGAGGGGAGTCCAGCTTCCTCGGCGGGCGAGGAAGGCGACGACGACGCGCTGCAGCGCGAGCTTCAAGCGGAGCAGGCGGCCCCGAAGCCCAAGCTGGTGGAAGACCTCGACCAGACGCTGGTCAAGATCAAGGTCGACGGCGTCGAGCGCGAAGTGCCGCTGGCTGAGCTGGTCCGTACCGCCCAGAAGCACGAGGCGGCCGACAAGCGCCTGGCCGAGGCCACGCGTCTGCTGCAGGAAGCCGAGGCCAAGCGCCGAGAAGCTGAAGCGCCGCAGCAAGCACAGCCGGCGCCGGCCGCGCAAGCCCCTGAACAAGCGAAACCTGACAGCTCCGACAAGGTGCGGCAGGATCGCGAACAGAAAGCCAAGGAGTTCCTCGAAGCCATGTTCCACGGTGACGAGGACCGAGCGACCCAGATCCTCGCAGGCCTGATGCCGGAAAGCCCACCTCCCCAGGAGACGGCTACCCGGGCACCGGACCCGGAAGAGCTGGCCGCCCAGGTCGAAGCCTCCTTGGAGCGTCGCAGTGCGCTGAAGCAGTTTGCCTCTGCCTACCCGGAAGTGCTGAAGGACACCGATCTTGCAGCCCTCGCCGACATGAAGCTGGCCCGACGTCTCGCCCAAGGTGAGCCGTTCTCCCAGGCCCTCATGTCGATCGGCGAAGAGCTCTACACCAAGACCGGCCTGAAGACGCCCGCGGCGGCAACCCAGGAAACGCCCCCGGCCACCCCGTCGCAGACTGAACGCGTGGAACGCAAGAAGGCTGCGGACCCGGTCCGTGGTCGCAGTGCCAGCACCGCTTCGACCCAGGAAGCGCCGCCGTCACCCTCCGACGTCATCAAGCAGATGCAGGAGGCCCGGATGCGTGGTCGATGGAACGGTCAGCAGGCACGACGCTAACCAATCTGCATAAGGAATCAGAATCATGGCTGGACAACTTTGGAGCACCAACACCCTCGGCGGCTACATGAGTTCCGAGAAGCTGTCGCGCGTTCTGCGCTTCGCCCTGCAGCCGCTGGTGAAGTTCCGCCAGTTCGCCGACATCAAGGATGCCGCGGGTCAAGGCAAGAACAAGGGCGACAGCTACCAGTGGAACGTGTATTCGGACGTCGCGACCCAGGGCACCACCCTGGCCGAAGCGACCGCGATGCCCGAGACCAACTTCACGATCGCCCAGCGCTCGCTGACCATCACCGAGATGGGCAACTCGGTTCCCTACACCGGCAAGCTGGATGACCTGTCCGAGCACCCGGTGACCGAGATCATCAACAAGGTGCTCAAGAACGACGCGAAGAAGGCCTTCGACGCGGCGGTCTATGCCCAGTTCAACGCCACCCCGCTGGTCGTCTCGCCCACGGGCGGCAACTCGACCTCCGCGGTCTCGCTGGCCACCGACGGTGTCGCACCGACGGTGAACGGGGTCGCGCTGGGCAAGGACCACATCAAGGCGATCGTCGACATCATGAAGGAACGGAACATCCCGGCCTACGTGAATGACGACTACATCTCGATGGGCCACCCGAGCACCTTCCGCAAGCTCAAGAACGACCTCGAGGCGATCCATCTGTACGTCGATACCGGCTTCCAGATGATCCTCAACGGCGAGATCGGCCGCTACGAGTCGGTGCGCTTCGTCGAGCAGACCAACATCGCGAAGGACACCACCAACTTCGCAGCGGGCCTGTCGAACTGGGCCTTCTTCTTCGGCGCCGACACGGTGGCGGAGGCGATTGCGGTGCCCGAAGAGATGCGCGGCAAGATCCCGACCGACTACGGCCGCAGCCGTGGTGTGGCCTGGTACTACCTGGGCGGCTTCGGCATCGTGCATCCGCGTGACGACAGCGACGGTTCGAAGAACGCGCGCATCGTGAAGTGGGGCTCCAAGCCGGCTTAATGCGTGACGAAGGGGAGCCAGGCTCCCCTTCTTCCCGCGGACACAGGAGACCGCAATGCGACCCGACGAAATGCCCGATCTGCCCCTGTCCGACGCAGGCCACGAAGGCTTCGGCGCCTCGAAGGACGAGATGCGCCGCGGCTTCAAGAAGATCCACCAGCCGATGGGCGGGATGTCCGACGAGAACGGTGATACCTACGTCGGCGACCGCGCCACGTTCGGCGGCGCGCTGGGGCGCCCGCACGGCTGGGAACGCTGAAGGAGCGAACCATGAAGGAATGCAACTACAAGCCCAGCGGCGAGCTGCAGGGCGACACCAAGGCGATGCCCGATCGCGGCACGCGCACCGGCATGAACGGTGACACCTACGGCGCCTCGCTGGATCAGGGCGCCACCAACTCCCACGGCAAGCTGGGCGGCGCCACCAAGAGCGACGCCTGGGACCAGGGCCGCTCGATGAACCCGATCAACAAGTGAGCACCATGAGCAAACTCGACCGCAGCAAACCCTTCGGCGAAGTGTGGGGCGACCACCCGGCCCGCTTCGAACAGGACGGCAAGTTCTTCAACGCCTCCGAGGACGAGATCGAAGTCGAACCCGTCACGGTGGAAGACGAGGACGGCAAGAAGACGCGTGTCCTTCGCGTGAAGGCCGTCGTGCAAGCCGAGAAGCAGGCCAAGCCGGCCAGCAAGGGTCGCGGCAAGGCCAAGGAGTCGGAGGAGCCCGCACCGGCGCCCGCACCGGCGCCCGCACCGGCGGCAGTCGACGCCGTCGAAGATCAACTGGCTGCCCAGCTGGGCGAGACCGACGGATCCTTCGAGTAAGCGATGAACCTGGCCGAGATGATCCAGGTGGCCCGGGAGGATTGGCTCCTGGACACCGCGAAACCGTACCTGTGGTCCGACGACCAGATCCGGCGCGCGATCAACGGAGCCCTGGTCGATGCGTGCCGGAGGGGGCGGCTGATCGTCGACGCCAGCACCTTCACTCTGAGCTTCGACGGCCCGAGCTCGGTACCGCTGGACGAGCGGGTGATCTTCATCCGCCGCGCCATCGTCACCGGCGCGAGCCGGCCGCTGCGTCGCGCATCGATCAAGGATCTCGACGAGAAGCGCCCAGGTTGGGAAGACGAGGTGGGCGAGCCGACACACTACGTGGTGGACGCCGAGACGATGGCGGTGCGCCTCTTCCCGGCGGCTGATGGCATCATGCCGATCGAAGTGCGACTGACCGTGGTGCGCGAGCCGCTGGCGCCGCTCGAGGTGGACAGCGACCGGCCGGAGATCCCGACCCGCTACCACGGCGCACTGCTGCACGGCGCGTGCAAGCGCCTCTTCCAGAAGCCAGACGCGGATGCTGAGGATCAGCGCCGGGCCGCCTACCACGAGGCCGAGTTCGAGGCTGAGTTCGGCAAGAAGTCCGCGGCCATCGACGAGGTGTGGATCCGCGAGAACTACGAGGCCGCCGCGCTCGAGGGGGTGTTCTGATGCCCGATTCTGACATCAACGTGGTCATCACGCGCCTCGGGCTCCTCTCGGACGACGTGGGCGAACTCAAAGAGACGCTTCGCCAGATTGCGACGGCAGTGACCCGCCTCGCCCTGGTTGAAGAACGGCAGTCGCAGACCAACGAAGCGCTCTCACGGGCGTTCAAGCAGATCGACAAGGTCGAGCTGAAGCTGACTGGTGTCGAGCAGCGGCTTGTGTCGTTGGAGCGTTTGCAGCCGCAGCAGCAGCAGACAAGCGCCTGGGTGACGGAGAAGGTGGTGGCTCGCGGCCGGGCCGCCGTGATGTTCGTCGCCAAGAAGGTGGGGATTTTGCCATGACCAAGCCGCTTCCAAGAGGTATCCGCAACAACAACCCCGGCAACGTCGAGCGCGGCAAGGATCGCTGGCTCGGCATGAGCGCCGACCAGTCGGCCGACGGGCGCTTCCTGGTGTTCGACACCCCCGAGGCTGGCATCCGCGCGTTGATGCGGATCCTCATCAACTACCAGGAGCGCCACGGCATCAAGACGATGCGTGAGGCGATCAACCGCTGGGCGCCGCCGGGCGAGAACAACAGCTCGGCCTACGTGCAGCACGTCTCCCGCCTGACCGGCTTCGACCCGGATGAGCCGCTGGACTTCCTTGATCGCGAGGTCAACGTCGCGCTGACTCAGGCGATTGTTCGCCACGAGAACGGCGAGCCGACGATCTACGGCCGCAAGGAGTGGTATCCGGCCGACGCCTACGAGCGCGCCGCGGTGATGGCCGGCTTCGAGCCGACCAAGAAGCCGCTGGTGAAGTCTCGCACCGTCGCGGGCGCCGTCATCGCTGCCGCGGGCGTGGCGGGCGGCGGAGCCACACGGCCTCCGGACGTTGT